ATTTTATTAATTTGAATAACACACAAACATTTGAGGATATGAAATTTGACTAAAAGTATTGTGATATTTGAAGATATTGATAAATGTATCCAACTATTTGAAGTTTTCAAAGAAAAATCAGTAATGTTCTCTGAAGCTATTTTGATCCCACCAATCAGTAAGAAAATATCATCAGATGAAACAGAATTGCTAAATGCGAAAGTAAATATCTTATTCAAATCTCAAAATTTTGAAGATATTAGAATTTTAAATCCTAAACTTGATAGAAAGATTAGACAAAAAGATATGAGTAGATGGCTAATGCCATTTGGTTTTTTAGCTGGAATAGCTTTTTCTAATATGACTAATTTATCTACTTTCAGCTTTCTTGGTTTAAATACCATCGGGGAATCATTAATTGGAGGTCTCTTAGGAATGGGTTCAGGTTATTTAGGAAGCATTGTTTCTTCTTCAAGTATCAACATCAATAGAAATAAAGAGTTGAGATCAATTATTAATTTTAATAAAGAGGGTAAATGGCTTGTTCTACTTGAAAATCAAATTGGAGCTGAATTACCATGGGCTTTGATAAAACAATCAGAAGCAAAAGATATAATCTTTTTAGAAGGCTAAATGATTGACTTAAAAGAGATCTTAATAAATTCAAACTACAAAAAAGAAACTGAGGAATTAATAAATATTGCTAACTTAGCTTACAAACACTGGGAAACTTATTGGACTGGTTTTAATTCAACTTATGTTTGCGAAGAGATTTTAAAAGATTTTGAAAATTTAAATGATTTCAAATTTTTTATTTATGGAGGATTCTTATCTTCTCAAAGATGCTGACAACAAGTGGGTCAGTAAACCTACCCTTTGGGTCAGTATCTCCAATTAGATAATATTCAATCTTCTTTAACTCTTCCTTTGATAGATCAATCAACATAATCGGTATAATCGTGTGGAATTTTACATGACATCATAGATATGTATGTGTCATAAGGTATCCATGCAGGGTCTTCATCTTGAAATTGCACTTCCACTTCTTTGACATTTTTTTGATAGAACCTATGGTAAACAGTTCTAACATTCTTTACATAAGACAATAGATTGTTCATTATAATTGTTTTTCCAATTATAAAACCCCTGACTTAAAAAGTCAAGGGGTTGTTTTTTTGTTACTATTTAATTAAGGTGGATGAGTGAATTGATACATTTGCTAACTCGGTAAACTACAATTAACGAATTAAAACCTCCTTACATATTCTTTTACATTCTGATTGTCTGTCGTCACATTCGACCAAGCACTCGTAGTATTCTGTGATTAAATCGTTATCCTCATTGTTATGACCATTGAGTTGATTAAGTGGAATTAAGTTGTGCATTTTATCGAATAATAGTTGAATATCTGAACCATAATACAGGAGTTTTAGTGCATCTTGTTTCTCCTAATTCTATAATATTATGTATGCAAATTCACACCGTATTTACAGATACAATTTAACAAAAATTTATGCCTACGCACATATACCTAGTCACGTTGTCGCCAATCATCTGAACGGTCTTGCTTAAACCAATCAGCAATATCGTCTGCACCGTTAAATCCTCTTTTAGGTTTTCTATCTGGATTGCCTATGTCCAAATATTTAAGGCACGAACCATCGTCATCTGTTGCTAATCTTCTTGCTTGACTTAACATACCTCTGGCACTTGTATTTGCTTTTGCCAACTTATTCGCCCATATCATATCTTCTAACGAAACTTCAGTTCCAGCTGCGATGTCTTTGCAAATCGCTTGTAATCTTAAACGGTATTGGGTAGATAACATAAGGTAAATTAATAGTTCACATTATTTATTTTAATATTTTTACCCTAATATTAATGTATTGTTATGAACACATTACCGCCATTTTGATAAAGGTTTTGTTTCAATTAACTTAGCGGTTTCAAGGTCATCACTTTCATCTGGGTTAGTATGATATGTGACCTCTTTTAATGTTCTAAGGTATTCTAAAACGTGTTCTCTTATCTCCATCAAATCCTCATAGCATCCTTGATTATATGCACAACCACGAAGAGTATGGTCAGGTTTCAGTACTGATTCAGTAAATAAATCCAACGCTCGCTGATACTTTTGTGCAGAAGTTTCCACTCCATCAATTGAGTTTTGATCGTGCATTTTTCTTCTCCTTTTGAATACCTTTTTTTATGTATATCATAGCACATTCAAAGTTCTTTGAGAAGTGTTCTATGATACCATTATGTACGATGGCAAATTTTCTACCATTTGATGGAACTGCAGCCCACGAACCATCCTTTGTTACATAACCAGTTGGTTGACCAACTTTGGCATCTAATAAAGAGGGAAATGTGGTGGGGTAGAAAGATTGATAATTATCTCCCCTTGCCATTAAAATACAGCAGTTACACTAACAACAGTAGCGTTAGGGTTTCTTGCAAGTGCTACTTGTCTTGCTTCCTGATAGTCAACTGCTCTTACTTCTTCAGTAAAAACTTGACCTGCTACAATAAGTTGTACCTTACAACGCATTAGAAAAACCTCCCTTTGGTTGCAAATTTAACGATTGCGAATGATGAACCAATACAGAATGTCATCAATGCAAATGTGAGAACGAATCCTTCAATCATAGTATCTCCTTTGTTTACTCTTCTATTATATAATATCCAAGATGTTTATGCAAGGCTCTTGTGCCACTTTATTAACTGGTTGATAATCTTGTATTCTTTTCTGAATTAAGTTACCATATCCTTCATTGAGTTCACAACCAATATAATGACGATTAAGTGACTTTGCTACTGCAGCAGTAGTTCCTGCACCCATAAAAGGGTCAAGAACTGTATCTCCTTCTTCACTCCCTGCAAGTATGCAAGGTTCAATCAAGTCAGGTGGATAAGTTGCAAAATGAGCTTCTTTATATGGTTTAACTGTTACTGACCAGACAGAGCGTTTATTCTTTGTTGGATATGATTTTGTAAGTCCGCTATGGGGTTGGAGTCCTGTTCCTTCGTTGTGATATTTTCCGTTTGTTCTATCTCTTGTTCCCCAATCTTTTGCGGGTTCTTTGATTGCTTCATTATCGTAGTGATATTTTCTATTTTTACTGAACAAAAATATATATTCGTGTGACTTCGTACACCTATCTCTCACACTCTCTGGCATTGGATTTGGTTTATGCCATATTATATCCTGACGTAGATACCATCCATCGTTTCTCATTGCAAAGGCAAAAAGCCAAGGTATTCCGATAAGGTCTTTTTCCTTTAAACCTTCTAATTTATTAGCTCTTTTTGCACACTTATCTGGTAGGTCTTGTTTTGTTTTAGATACTGATTGTTTAACAAGTGCTTGACCTTTTCCTGGTCTATAGTTATAGTAACTATCTCCTAAATTTACCCATAGAGTTCCATCATCAGTTAAAACATCCCTGACATTACGAAATACATTGACAAGACTTTCAATATATTCTTCGGGTGTTTCTTCAAGTCCTATCTGACTATCTTGTCTAATCGCACCACACTTCGGGCAAACAGTTTTGTATATTGCATCCCCAACCCCTGCCATTTCATCGTGATTTTTATGTCCAGTAATACAATTCTTAGGATTAACTTTGGTGTCTCTCCTGTGATTACAATTAGGGTCGCCACCTACCCACGTTGCTGTACCATAATCTCTGAGTCCGTAATATGGTGGGGATGTTACGCAAGTTCTAGCACTCTGTGGTAAAAATTCACTTAGTGTCTCTTTGCAATCTCCAAATAAAATAGTGTCTTTCATCTTGTTACTGTAACTGTTGCTGCTTCGCCCCTATTGAAGATAGTATCGACTACTGCTTCAACCTTTCTGGCGGTTGTAATTCCCACTTTGGAATATACTGGTACACATATCATACCATAAATTTTGTCTTTTGCCCCTTTGCGTATCACTCTACCAATCGTTTGACTAATAGTAATGTAATCCATAGACCTCATAAACAATACTGCTTCAAGTCCATTGACATTGATACCCTCTGAGAGTATGCTGTGATGTAGTACAACAAACTTCTTTCCGTTTCTACCCCACTCATTAAGAGTGTTAAAGAAAGTCTCTCTATCGACCTTCTCTCCATCAATCATCGCACCTGTCTTTGCTGTGATAAACATATAAGAGTAACCACGAATAGCAAGTTGCTGAACGAAATCTGTCTGTGATATAAGTGCAACAATCTGTTTTGTTGACTTGGCACATATCAATACTTTATTCTTGTCAAGATTGTCAATCGCACCTATCATTTGCTCATTGTCTCTATCAGCAACTAACTCATCTTTCTTGAGTATTCTTGAACGATACACTTTGACTTTAGGTGGTAAAATGTATCCTTGCTTGACTAACTTTGGTGCAGGTACTTGACATATTACACCACCATATACCTCTGTCCAGTTCATCCCTGCCTTGACAGGAGAACGACTATGCTTTGGTGTAGCAGTAAAGAAGTAGCATCTACCTGCATACTGTGAGAAGTAATCAGTAGCAGGGAAAAAGTTTTTCTGTACTGAGTTGTGTGCTTCATCAAAGTAGATAGTATCAACCATAATACCACTTTCTTGAATTTTGTGTAGTGAATGATATGTTGTAAATATAATAGTTCTACTGAAGAAATTAACTAAGTTCTGCTCAACAAATCCCTGTATATCATTTGGATTGGTGCTACTGAATACACCTTTGATTTTACCACTATGAACGTGCATCACATCAACATCATTGTATTTCTCATCAATGATTTCCATAAATTCGTGTGATAGTTGCTCTGCAAGTAGTATGCGTGGTGCAACAACTACAACTGTGCCATAATCTTCCAACTGCTTGACAGCATCCATAATCATACAGATGGTCTTACCACCACCAGTAGGAACAATGACTTGTCCTTTGTCATTGTCTAACATTGATTGGATTGCTTGCTCTTGATGTGGTCTTAGTTGCATTAGTATTCTTTAGATGTCTTTATTATAGCACTCTTGTGAGTGGATTATCAATCTCTTGTGACAGTTTTGGAACTGTATTACTTATTCTTTCATTTGATATTTCAATATACTTCTCTTCTCTCTCTATCAATATGTAATTACGGTTTGTTTCTACACACGCTACTGCTGTACTACCACTACCACCGAAACAATCAAGAACTACATCGCCCTCCTCAGTACAATGATTAATCACATTCTTAAGTAGTTCAATTGGTTTAGGTGTCAAGTGTCCAAGTTTCTTTGAATCAAACTCATATTGCCATACAGAATGACAGTTCTTTTGATTAAAGAATTTAGGAACTAAGTCATTCATAGTAAAACCTAAATGTTTTGTGATAGGTTTGATAGTCTCCTCTGTTGGAAAGTTTTT